GCAGAAGGATTTGCATATAGAAAAGAATCTATAGTTCCTCAAGGTATTTTATCTAAACAAATGAAAAGGATTGAAGAGAAAGAGTATGCATATGAACACATTGAGCTTGATAGAGATGAAACAGGTATTATAGCAAAGAGATCTAGCAAGTTACCCATAAGTCAATTTCCAGTAAATAAAAAACAATCAGATAAAACAGGATGTTTAGTAGTATGGGAAAGACCAACTAAGAATCCAGAGTTTGGTACATATTATGCATCTGTTGACCCTGTATCAGAAGGTAAAACAACTACATCAGATTCATTGTGTAGTATATTTATTTATAAAAATCCTGTAGAAGTTACTAGAGAAACATCAGAAGGTTTAGAACATTTTATAGAAAAGGATAAAATTGTTGCTGCATGGTGCGGTAGATATGATGATATTAATAAAACTCATGAACAGTTAGAAAAAATTATAGAATGGTATAATGCATGGACTGTAGTAGAGAACAATATTTCATTATTTATTCAGCATATGATTGCTAGAAAAAAACAAAAGTATTTAGTTCCTAAGCAACAGATATTGTTTCTTAAAGATCTTGGATCTAATAGAACAGTATACCAAGAATACGGTTGGAAAAATACAGGTACTTTATTTAAGAGTCATCTTATTTCATATGCTATTGAGTTTTTAAGAGAGCATATAGATGAAGAATTAGATGATAATGGAGAAGTAATGTCTCAAACATTAGGTGTAGAAAGAATACCAGATCCAATGCTAATAAAAGAAATGCTTGCATATCATCCGGGTCTTAACGTGGATAGACTTGTTGCATTTTCAGCATTAATAGCTTTTGCTAAAGTTCAACAGTCAAATAGGGGATATAGCAAAAGAAGAGAATCAGATAGTGTAAAAGCTTTGGATAAGTCACAAAATTTGTTTAAATTAAAGTATAGTCCGTTTAGTAACATAGGCAGGGCTAAAAGTGGTATAGGTAAAAAAACAAAAAGATCAGGATTTAAAAACTTTAGATAGCTATGGGATATTACCAAACATCAACAAGAGATTTATCATATGAAGAATATAATTTTGTTGCTACCTGTACAGAAAATTTACAAATTAGTTATAGTATAATAGACTAACATGAGAGTATTAAATGCAATGCAAATAAAGAGTGGGGCAAAGGGAGAGGGGTATCCTACCAGTTCTAGCCTTACTCAACCAATTCAATTTTTACCAGCTAAGAAAAAAGATAATGACTGGAAAGCTTGGAATATGGATTGGCTTGAACTTCAAGGGTTGGAGTTTTTAAGACTTAACGCTAGAAGGTTACTTAAAAATTATAAGCTTGCTAAAGGTATTATAGATAAGACAGATTACATTGTTGAAGAAGACAATGATTACAAGGACATGATGGATGTTCTTACAAAAGAAGATAATTCTGCACTTGAATTAAAATTTTATCCTATTATCCCAAATGTTATAAATGTACTTTCTGGTGAATTTTCTAAAAGATATTCTAAGGTGCAGTTTAGAGCTGTAGATGATACTTCTTATAATGAGATGCTTGAAGCCAAAAGAGTTAAAGTAGAAGAAAATCTTTTAGCAGATGCAGAAGCAAAGCTTTTAGCAAGAATGATTGAAATGGGGTTAGATCCTGCATCAGAAGAAGCGCAGCAAATGATGTCTCCTCAAAACATTAAATCTTTACCAGAAATAGAAGACTTCTTTTCAAAGGATTATAGATCACTTATTGAAGAATGGGCTTCTCATCAAACAAATGTTGATGAGGAAAGATTTAAAATGCAAGAACTTGAAGAAAGAGCATTTAGAGATATGCTTATTACTGATAGAGAGTTTTGGCATTTCCGTATGCTTGAGGATGATTATGATGTTGAGCTATGGAATCCTGTTTTAACATTTTATCAGAAATCCCCAGATACTAGGTATATATCTGATTCTAACTTTGTTGGTAAGATTGATTTAATGACTGTGTCAGATGTAATTGACAAGTATGGTTATTTAATGGACAAGAATCAATTAGAGTCTTTGCAAAGAATATATCCAGCTAGATCAGCAATGTATCAGGTAAATGGTTATCAAAATGATGGTGCATATTATGATCCATCAAGATCACATAAGTGGAATACTAACATGCCTGGTTTAGCATATAGACAATTTGTAAGTAATTGGTCTAATGATCCAGCAAAAGGTGGTGATGTTATTAGTGCAATCCTAAATGAAGGTGAGGATGTTGAGGTATGGGGAGAAGGTGAGCTTATGAGAGTAACTACTTGTTACTGGAAAACTCAAAGAAAAGTTGGTCACCTTACCAAGATTGAATATGATGGTGAAATAACTCAGGAAATTGTAGATGAGACTTTTAAGGTAACTGAAAAAGGTGTATATGATACATCAATTTTTAAGAATAAAAGAAAAGAAAATTTACTACAAGGAGAACATATAGATTGGTTTTGGATTAATGAAGTGTGGGGAGGTATTAAGATAGGCCCTAACATGCCTGCATTCTGGAGATCTAATATGACTGCAGATAATATTAATCCTATATATCTTGGTATAGATAGAACTACACCTGGTAGAATTCCATTCCAATTTAAAGGTAATGAAACTTTATATGGTTGCAAGCTGCCTGTAGAAGGTAGAGTATTTTCAGATAGAAACACAAGATCTACTTCATTGGTAGATTTAATGAAAGCATACCAAGTTGGATACAATATGGTAAATAATCAAATTGCTGATATTCTTGTAGATGAGCTTGGTACGGTAATTATGTTTGATCAAAACTCTTTACCAAGACACTCAATGGGTGAAGACTGGGGTAAACATAATTATGCTAAAGCATATGTTGCCATGAAAGATTTTCAGATGTTACCTCTTGATACTTCTATCACAAATACTGAAAATGCAACAAACTTTAATCACTACCAGACTTTAAATATGGAGCAGACTGGTAGATTGATGTCAAGAATACAATTAGCTAATTACTTTAAACAACAATGTTTTGATGCTATAGGAATCAATCCACAAAGATTAGGGGCACCAATTGGTCAGGAAACTGCAACTGGAGTTGTGCAGGCACTTAATCAGTCATATGCACAAACAGAAACTTATTTTACTCAACACTCTGATAACCTAATGCCTAGAGTTCATCAGATGAGAACTGACTTAGCTCAATATTATTATAGTAGTAATCCAAGTATTAGATTGTCTTATATTTCTTCAGAAGCTGTAAAAGTAAACTTTCAAATAAATGGTACTGATCTTTTGCTTAGAGACTTCAATATATTCTGTACTACTAAAACAAATCATAGAGCTACTTTAGAGCAGCTAAAACAATTAGCACTTACTAATAATACAACAGGTGCATCTATTTATGATCTTGGTAATATTATTAAAGCTGATAGTATTGCTGAAGTTTCTGATATTCTTAAAGATGCTGAAACAAAACAGCAAGCGTTAAGAGAACAAGAAATGGCTCAACAGCAGCAAATGCAACAGCAACAAATTGAAGCTAAACAACAAGAAGAACAAATGAAACTTCAGTTTGAACAATCTGAGAATGATAAAGATAGACAAAATGATATTACTATTGCAGAGATTAAATCTGCAGGATATGGATCTGGATTTGATATTGATCAAAATCTTCAGTCAGATTATAAAGATAGGTTAGAAGAAATTCAAAAAACATCTCAATATAGAGAGCAAATGAATTTTAAAAGAGAACAATCAGCTGTAAAAAATTCTCAACAAAATGAAAAAATGAATATTGAACGTGAGAAACTTGCAACACAGCGTGAAATTGCAGATAGAAACTTGCAAATTGCAAGAGAAAATAAGAATAAGTATGATGTTCAATCTAAAAAAGATAAAGATAAAAAAGATAAAAATAAATAAGAAAAATTAATGATAGCTATATACTGCGTAAAATCATATTATTTCTAAAAATTTTTAAAGTTTATTTGAATATATATTTGTATATTTACTTGTAGATAAGTAATTAACTATTAAACCAACATAAAAATGAGTGATAAAAACACAATGGAAAGTAATGTAGAAACTGTTGATGTAGATTTAGATGCCATCTTTGATGGGGCAGCTACAGCTGAGGGTGTAACTTTACCAACACAAGATACTTCTAAACCTAAAAATAACATTTTCTCTAAAGGTTCCAATTCAGTAGATATGTCATTTGCAGATTCTACTGATGATGCTACCAACTTAAATGATGAAGTATCAGAAGAAAAACCAGAAGCCACTGAAGAAGCTGTTGCTGAAACTAAAGAAAAAAAGGAAGAGGCGCTAGAATCAGGAAGTGATTTATTAGATTCTTTAGTTGAAGAAGCTGAAGAAAGTAAAGAAGAGGCAGAGGTTAAAAAAGAAACAAGAGGAAGAAAAAAGATTTCTGGAATAAGTGATGTATTTAGCAAACTTATAAAAGATGATAAGATTGTTCCTTTTGATGATGATAAAGCTTTAGAAGATTATTCAACTAAAGATTGGGAAGAACTTATTGAGGCTAATCTTGAAGAGAAAGCTAATCAAGTTAGAAGAGAAACTCCAAAACAATTTTTTGAGAGTTTACCTCAAGAATTGCAAGTTGCAGCAAGATATGTTGCAGAAGGGGGTACTGATTTAAAAGGTTTATTTCAAACTCTTGCAGGTACAGAAGAAACAAAATCTCTTGATATTAAGAAAGAAAGAGATCAAGAAAGAATTATTTCTGAATATCTAGGTGCTACTGGATATGGAACAGCAGAAGAAATTGCTGAAGAAATTGAAATTTGGAAAGACTTAGGTAAGCTTGAACAACAAGCATCTAAGTTTAAACCTAAGTTAGATAAAATGCAAGAGAAAGTTGTTGCTCAAAAGATCCAACAACAAGAACTTAAGAGAAAGCAACAAGAACAAGCTTCTCAAAAATATATGGAAAATGTATATAATACATTGAAAGAGGGGACGGTAAATGAAATTAAAGTGGATAGAAAAATCCAGTCCATGTTATACAATGGTTTAGTTCAACCTAACTATCCTTCTGTAAGTGGTAAGAATACTAACTTGTTAGGTCACTTACTTGAGAAGTATCAGTTTGTTGAACCAAATTATCCTCTTATTGCAGAAGCTCTGTGGTTATTAGCAGATCCTTCTGGATATAAAGGTAAAATCATGGAAAAAGGTGCTCAGACAGCAGTAGAAAAAACTGTAAGAAAGTTAAAGACTGAGCAAGCAAATAGTGGTGGAGCATCATTAGGGGTTGATCAAAGAGAAAAAGAAGGATCAAGAACGTCTAAGAAAAAAATTGCAAGACCTAATAATATTTTTAAAAGAAACTAAAATTTTTTTATATAACAACAACAATTTAATTAATCTAAAAACAATTATCAATTATGGCTACTCCAGTTTTAAACAACGGAATTTTCCTAAGAGACACTAGCTACAAAGCAAGTTCACATGTTGATTCTTACCACCTTACCCAGATGCTTGGTTCTGCTGAGCCTATGGATATGGGACCGGTTGATTTATGGGCAATGACACAAAAAGTTGAAATGCCTCTTTATCAAATGGCTTCATTTGGTGGAAAGAATACTATCATGGTAGACAATGCACGTGGAGAGTACAAATGGCAGACACCTGTAGCACAGGATCTTCCTTTTGC